GTGACGTTACTGCCGTCGCCGGTCTTGTCCAGCTTACCGGAAATGTCCTGGTGCTGTGTCAGATAGCCACTGTCGTTTTTAAGCTGCGAGGTTTTTGTCGGAATCAGCCCGCGAATGTAAGGATGCGCCGTCTTGCTCTCGTTGTGCGCCTTGATTTGTGCGGACACATCCGGCGTAGGGATTGCCCCGATAGCGTCATCCACATACTTAAACACGTCCTGATGCTTGCCTTGCGGGTCGTAGACGCTTGCGAGCATATCGCCAGCGCCTTGACCGTTCGCCCCGTTATAGACCGCAAAGTCAAACGTCGTGCCGTCCGTCAGGGTGATGGTATAGACGTCGCTCGTGCCGGGGGCGTGCGTACCGCTCTTGAGCGCGATGCCGGAAATGCCGTTGCCGGTTGCACCCTGCGGCCCTTGTGCGCCAGTGCCGCCGCGAGGCAGGCCGAAGACCAGCTTGTAAACATTGTCCACAAGGGACTTGCTTACCGTGGCGGGCTTGCCCGTCTCAAGTGTCACCGCCTCGACGATCATGTTGACGATGGCGTCGCGCGCCGCCTGTGCATCGGTCTTTGCCGTTTCCGCCGCAGACTTGGCAGATGCCGCGTCCTCGGCGCTCTGAGCGGCCTGTGTGGCTTTCTGCCCCGCAGCGGTCGAACTACCCGCCGCCGCGTCCTTTGCGCTCTCAGCGGCTTCCTGTGCCGATTCCGCCGCCGTTTTGGCGCTCTGTGCGCCGGTCTGTGCACTCTCCGCCGCTTTCTGCGCGTTGGCGGCAGCGGTCTGTGCAGCCTTTGCCGCCGTCTCAGACTTTGCCGCATTGGTTGCCGCTGTCTTCGCGGCCTGCACCTTCTCGTCAACGCCGGTCGCAGATGCAGCAGCCGCAGCCGCAGAAGATGCCGCTGCCTTTGCGGACGCGTCAGCCGCCGCAACCTTGTCGTCGATGCCCTGCGCAGCGCCCGCGGCCTTTTCAGCCGATGCAGCCGCCGCGTTAGCCGATGCCTTGGCGCTGTCGGCATACTCCTTGACGCCCTGCACCTCTGCCGCAACGGAATCCTTGGCATACTGCACGACCTGCGAGCCTCTCAGCTTCTTCGCCTCGCCGCCCTGCTCAAGCACAAAAAGGTCTTCGTTGGTGATCTGTAACGCTTGAGTGAGGTCGGAAATTGCTTTATCAGCCATCAGTTACCTCGCTTTCTGTCTCGGCAGCTTTCGCGGGCGGCTCTGCGGGTACGTGCGCCGCCTGCTGGTCGAGCCGCTCGAGGATCGCATATGCCTGCCGCAGCTCTCCCTTGACCTTTGCCATCTTCTCCGCGTCGTTCGCGGAGATCATCACTGAGGACAGTGTATTAAATGCGCTGTCAAGAATCTGCATTACCTGCTTTTTCATAGTGCCTCCTTATCCTGACTCCCACCAAGAGTCGGTGTAGATTTCTGCGTTGTAGGGTCTCCACGTGTCCGTGTAGATGTACGGCGTATACGCTCGCCACATATCCGTGTAGATGTACACCGCGCCGCCCGTAGTGCCGCCCTCTGTGGTAAACGATCCGCTGTCGGAATAGCTGGTCTCCACCCATTGATTGAGGTTGGTGTCCCAATAGCAAAGCACTGCCTTCCAATCGTAGGTTTTGCCGGGGGTAAGTCCGTCGAACGAATCCGTAAACGTGTTGTTCGCGCCGGAATCCTCGTTCGAAGTCAAGTAATACCCGTACCCCAGAATGCCGGTCACGTAGATCGCACGCGCTCGGTCGTGGTAGCTGTCTCCGTAAAACGTGCCGTTGAGAACGGCTGTCGTCGACCCCGTCGCCGTAACGCTGACGCTAAAACTTGCCATGCGTCACCTCACCGAACGGAGGAAAAACAGTTTTCCCCAGCTACCGGCCGGTAAGTTATCTCCGTACATCTGGCTGCCGATATACAGCTCGCCGCCGCCGAGCGACACAATGTTGTTGGACAGCGTGATAAATCCACCGTAGGGGCCGCTGGCTTTTAGGTATACATTGGTCGCCGATTCCAGCTTGATACCGCCATAGAGGGTTTTGATGCCGATACCGTAGTCAACATTCGTCTCGACAAGCGAAATTTCGCCCACTTTGGTATTGCTGTTAGCCAGCAGTTCCACCGTCTGACCGCGCAGCTTCTGCGCCGTGATAGAAGTGCTGTCAATGTACGTTGCGATCGCATTGTCGACCTCGTTTGCGTTCAGACCCGCGTTGCTGTCGACGTAGGTCTTCGTAGCATAATTCGAGCCGTCCTTGAGATCGCCGACGCGGATGCTGCCGGTCTGGATTTGGTCGGCTGTCAGCGTACCCTTGATATTCGCCGCATCGACGTACAGATTTTTCGTTTCGATGCTGCTGCCCTTGATCTTGGTCGTGCCGCTTGCGTCTGTCACCGTCAGGCCGTTCAGCGTGGTCTTGACCTCAGTGTACTTGCCGTCGATGCCCTCGACCTTGAGCATGATCGCCTCGCTGGTCTTGGTGATCGTTGCTCGTGTTTCGGCAATCTTGCGGTTAAATTCCTGCGTGATGTACCCCCCGGACGGATATTCGTCTTCCATCTCCGCTTCTCCGGGGGACGAAATACCAGCATATCCGCGGCCATCGTCGGAGATTTTAGACAACGGAGAGTACACGCCCGCAACTGTCACGCCATCCCCCAACTCTGCAGCTGGGTCAATGTTTGCCGCGCCTGCTTCGTATGCCTGATACTGGTAACCTTTTATGGTTTGCAGTAAAGCGTTTACCATTGGCTGCGTAGCGTGAGGGCAGCTTGCGACAATCTCCATGCCGGTATCATCGCCTGCCGTCAGGCTATTTTCATCATCCACGAGCAACGTCACGCGGGAGATAGGCTTGTACTTGCCATTGTCGGCAAAGCTTGTAACGTCTCCGCCGACGTAATATTTATCAGACAAGAATCCTCACCCCTCCAAACGTAATAGCGCTGCCCGCTTCTGTAATGAGATAGTTTGTCTCGGTAGGCATGGACAACAGCGGAATAAGCAACAGTTTCCCTGCGTCGGTGATAATCCAATTCCCGCCGTGCGCCGCTGCGATAAAACATAGCTCATTGCGAATGGTATAATCATTTGCGGGATAGTCGATGGTATATGAGCTATTGAGAACTGTTCGGCTGTCCAGCTCTACACCCATCAACTGGCAAAAGATGTTCACAGCGTCAGGCATAGTCATCGGGAAGTTAAGCGACTGGTCTGGCTCCCACACAACGTCAGCTTTCCTCATAGCGTCGTATGCTTCGAGTTCCCAATAATTCCCATCGCAAGAACGGCGGTTGGTAAAAAACACGCCTTTTGGGATCCAGTCTGTTGCCTGACTGCCATTAACAAGCCTGAGATAACGCTTGATCGTCGCGGCGCGCGGTACGTTGTTCGCATACAGTGCCAGTTTTAATGTTGCGCAGCAGGCGTTGCCGATGCCGAATTCTTCAAACAACTGCGATTCGACAGAATGCGACACTTCCGCATCTTTGCCATATTCCGTTCCGGCGATAGTAAATTTGTATTCCCGTTCCGTTCCGGGCTTGTGAAGCAGCTCGCGCCACAGCGCACTTGTCGTCTGCCCCATATCACACCTCAGTCAAATTAAACGTCGCGCCGCCCCACACCTCATTATCGTCTGCCGCTTCTTCAAGCGTGCATTCCATCGACGAGCAGTAAAACGTGCTTGTTCTCATGCCATGCAGGTCAAGGTATTGGACTGTACATGTGGGTTTGTTCAGATCGTCATCAAGTTTTGCCAGCACGTCACGCTTGACGGAGTGCGTTGTATACCTCAGTTTTCGCTTGGTGGTGATCTTGTCGCGCCGCATCGTGCCATCTTTGGTACGGGTGGTCTTGTCGCTGTCGAGATCGTTTCTGCTCCACCCGTATCCCTTAGTTGCGATTGTGGACGAGTAGTCCGTGCCGTTGATAATAAGGACTTCCATGGTGCCCCTCCTTAGTACAGCAGCACGGGCTTACCAGCCGCGCGTGTCATGTTGTTGATGTTCTTCACGGTGCTGCGTGCGATTTCCTTGCCGTCGAGCTGGATAACAACCGTGGTCGTACCGCCGCCGGATTCCGACATAGCCTGCTTAAATGCTTCAACCATCGTTGCAAGCGGCGTTTCGATATTCGTTCCGCTCTTCTGGTCGCCCAGCACGGCGAGAAATTCTTTGTTAGGGGGAATGACTGCGCCGCGAGCCAATGCAGGAGCGGAGACACGGCTAATCGAAGGAGCGCGAGAAGGACTTCCAAAGCCGCCACTTCTGGTTCCAAATCCTCCGCTTCGGCCAGAATTCGATCTTGCAATAGAATTCTGCGCTTCAACAAATTTTTTCCCAAACCAGCTAACGGCATTAGCCACCCACGTTTTTACGCTCTCCCATGCGGCTTTTAAGCCGGACAAAAGGCCGTCAATAATCCTTCGACCTAACGCTTTCCAGTAATCAGCAGTAAAAAACTTCGAAACGCTGGTATTCCACCACTGTTTAATGTTCTGCCACATTTCTTTAAGCTTGGTAAGAAGTGCACTCCAATCCAGATCAGATGCAGCGGCAATAGCCGCGCCGCCAGCAATCATCATCCCAATGCCAAGTGGAAGATTTGCGCCGGAGAAACACAGAACCGCACCGATAGCGATAAGCGAGACGCCAATCGAACCCATAAGAGATTTGATTGCGGCTTTTGTCTTTTCGGGGGCTGTGTTCCAGTTCATGGCGACCGACGCCGCAATAGATGCTGCACCCGCAATCATTAACCCAATACCGAGAGGTAAGTTTGCTCCCGAAAAGCAAAGCACTGCGCCGATGGCAAGCAAGGTCATTCCGAGCGCCATCATTAAGGCCGACAATGTATTTTTTGTTTTGTCGTTTACTGCATTCCAGTTCAAGGCGACTGCCGTTCCCAGCATAGCCGCGCCTGCCAGCATAAGCCCAATGCCGAGGGGGATGTTTGCGCCAGATAAACACAAAATCGCACCAATGGCGAGGGCAAAAAGGCCCAGCACCGAAAGCACATTTGTCAGTGCAGCTCTAAGGCGGTCAGACATTGCGTTCCAGTTTTCTTTAATAAGTGTAACAAGCCCAATCGCGCCCGCCGCCATAAGTGCGATTCCGAGGGGGATATTTGCGCCGGAAAAACACAGAATTGCGCCAAGAGCTAAAAGCGCGCCGCTAAGGTATGCCGTAAGCTCGTCGATCTTTGCTTTGTACTCGTCGGTCGTAAACTGTTCAAACACGGGAGAAAGCCGATCTGCAAGCGCAGCCGCAGCGCCGCCTCCACTGCTTGATGTGGAAATCGTGTTGATCTCGTCAAAACTAGCAAGATTCCCTTTTGCTTCTTTTGCCGCCGAACCGACGCTACCGATAGCATCTGCTTCTTTATAAAGTCCTTTTGCCGCCGCTTCTGATTTTTTTGCCGTTGTTCCAAAAAGCATCGATACAATGTTTGCAATAACGCTGATAACCTTTGTAAGGATGTTCACAAGCGCTGTAAAGGCGGGAACAATTACACTTAATAGCGGTTGTGCCAAAGTGAGCAACGCGCCCTTTAAGCGTCCAATAGCTTTTGCGGCTTCGTCATTTACTTGGATGACTTTCCAGACATAATCACGAACAACGGATAATGCCCTTGTAATAAGAGTAAACACAAACGCCCTGAGAGCGAGCTTCTTTACTCGGTTAACGAAGCGGGACATGTATTCGTCGGCTTTTTTAGTCGCCTCACCCATCCCGAAAACACCGTTTTTTGTGCTGGAGATTTTTTCGGAAAGCTCCCCCGCTTTTGTCTTCATCTTATCGAGATTTGCCGTATCGGACTGAATTGAAGCGTCCATCTTCTCAACTTTAGCTGTAACGGCGTCATACTCTTTTTGCAAAGATTTCACAGTGCTTTCCTGTGCCTTGATGGAATCCGCCGTAAAAAACTCTTTGCCGCTGTGCATTGAATCAAGCGTCGCTTTTGCCGCATCGAGATTTGCCGCGATTTCTGCCGACTGCTTTGCCAGCGGCATTTTGTCTTGCTGTTTCTGGTAAATTTTATCGTTAAGCGTGTCGATTTTTTTAACCAGTTTATTCAGTTCTTTTTGAGCGTCTTTGTCGTCCAGATCCACGCTGAAAACTACCGAACCGTCCGCTGCCATAAAATCACCACCTTGCTTTTAGTTTTTTGCTGTGATATGGTAAAAGAACCGTATTTAATGGGAGGGAAATAGAATGAAAGCATTGAAAAGAACCTTGTTATTCCTTGTTGTCTTCTTTGCATCGTTTCTTTTGATCCTAATTGTAGGAGTTGCTACAACGCCAGAAGGCCAAGAAACTATGCCAGTATGGGTTGGCGTTGCCCTTCTAACAATACCTATCCCATTAGGGATTCTGGCCGTTAATAAAGCCGTACCGCAGACTTATGACGAAAAGATTAAAATCCAAACAGTAAAGTGCAAGCTGCAACTTGTCGGCGGGCTTGACCTTGCAGCAGGGTCTATCTGCTCCGCCATGTGCTCCCCAGAATCTATTTCATTTTCAGCGAGCGGACAAACATTTACGCTTTCGCCAGAAAAGCTAATCGATGTGTCTGTTATGACACCGCAGGATATCCAGACCCAATACGTTTCAAGCGTCGGCGGCGCAATCGCGGGCGGTATTTTACTTGGCCCAATCGGCGCGGCGCTTGGAGGGTCAGCACAGAAGAAGAAAACGAAAATTGTCCGTCAGTACCTTATCTTTGCATATCAGGCTGATCCAGAAGTTAAATACATTGTATTTGACGTGACCTCTGCACCTCAGAACGGGAAGAAAATCAGCAAAATTTATGCGTACTTAAAGAAAAATGAAAACAAACAAGTCTCTCTTTAATTTCAACCGGCTCATTCGTGAGCCGGTTCTTTTTTCCCCAACCATGCACTAAGCGTATCCGCTTCTTCTTTCGAGACCTTTTTCGGGATATCGACCACATCTTTATTGCGTCGGTAAAATTCTCGGTCTGACTTGTCTAAGGGTTTTCCTTTCGCCTTTAGTTCTCGAATGCGGATGACTTGCGCAAAGAAGCAATCGCCAATTTCCATATAAGCAGACAAGAAAGTAAACCAGTGCGTACCGCCAGTGTTGGTATCTGGATCGTATTCGCTTTCGCGAATCTCTTTCCCAAGCACTCGGTTGACAGGGGAAACGATAAACTGAAAATCTTTCGCCCAATCAATGATCTCCGGCTCTTTCTTTTTATCATCAGGGTATTGCCCACCGTTGATAAACCAAAACAGCTGTTTGATCGCTTCGTCGTAGTCGGGAATTGAATCAAAGTCAACAAAGAAGAGACGAAGGGCGGTATAAGCTCGTTCTTCGTCGCTGAGTTCTTCATCGTCCAGAACCTCGAATATCGTCAGTATCACTCGAAAGTCATACCGAACGGCAAAGCTCTGCCCGCTGATCTCTACGCTTTTAGGAAGTCCGTAACTCATACCGCCCTCCGATTAATGCTTCTGCACTTTGTCGATGTACTTTTTGATCCTCGGATTCGTGAATTTCTGCTCACGCGAGAACGTACTGTCGATCTCATCCATAATGGCGAGCATAAAGTTGCACCATACAGGAACGCCTTCCGCCAAGGCGTAAACATTCCTGTCGCCGAAAAGGTCGTCTGCAATGGGTGCATCAAAGACAGAATTGATAATGTCCCGCATTTCGCGGTCTCTCTCTCTGGCAAAAGCAAAAATCTGCTTTTTATCACCCATCTTTTCGATCTGCGCCTTATATCCATCCTGCTTTTTGTCAAGGTCTTCAAAAGCAAGATACAGCTTTTCGACAAAATTGCTGTCGGTAGGGTTGAATGACACTTGGCACTTCCCGTTTACGGTATAAGTTACAAGGCCGTCGTCAAAATTAAGTTCCCGCATGATGCCCTCCTATTTATTCGCCCTCGGTAAAAGTGACCGTGCTGCCGGAAATAGCGGCAGTGCCGATGGTGCGCGTGCCGCCGAGCGTCACGTCGATAGGCATACCGATAAAGCCGCCGCCCTCGCCGCCGAGGGAAGAGGGCTTGACCATACAGGACGAATAGCGCTCCGCAAATACTGCGGTCTTTGCCGTGCCTGCATAGGCGTGGACAATCAGCACGTCCTGATTCGCCAGCGCCGCCGCGTTCTGCTCCTTGACCGCGAGATTCCAAACCTTGACGATGGCGGGATCGCCAGCGTCCAGATCAGACGGGTCAAAGGTCTGCGTGATGATGGGTTTCTTCATGGTCGTGCGCGTCGTGCCGAGAATATCCTTCGAAGAATCCTCCTGCCAGTCGTATTCCATACTGGAATCCGTAACGCGCGTACCGAGGGGAGACCACGTGGGGGTTCCGGTTTCGCCCGTGTTGAGGTACGCGATCAGAAGTTCGCGGTCTACGGTCTGCCCCGCCGTGGTGTTAAAGGTCATATCAGCCATTTTTAATCACCTCGTAGTTCATTTTCATAAGGATTTGATGATCCTCGTCGCCGTTTTCATACACAGCGAAAAGCGAGGATCGCGTTGTCGGCTCAATGCGAATGACGCGGTGGCCGTCGCCAATGTCAGGCGGTGTCTCGCTTGCCGCCCAATCGCCCAAGGCGTTAAGCAGTTCGTCAGCTTTGAGCCGCTTGTCGTTGCTATTCCCCGGTTTCATTCGGTAGATGACCTTGAATTGGTATTCCGCCTGATATCCACCGAGGATGTATTTTTGTACGATGTATGCCGCCTGAATCGTAGACAGCGCCATCGCCGCAGTATCGGCGGGAAGAAATTCGAACCGAATCAAATCAACCGGCTTGTCAGGAAACGTGTTTAACCACGCAAGCAGCTTTCGGGAAACTTGATCTTCTTCCGCTGCCGAGACTGTCTTTTTAACCTGTTCCGTACTTCTTCACCGCCTTTTCTGCCACGCGCAACCACTTGTCAAGATTTTGTGCTTTCGATGCTTCGCACCAATGGGCTTGTGCTTGGGGATTAACATCTGTTCTGAACACCAAATTCCGATCTGTCACTACCTTGTGTTCGCCTTTTCGCACCCAAGAGCTGCCAGTTTCAGGGTCTACCATCAGCTTTCCGCGGTAGAGGTATCGGGCAGAAGGTCCCGGATATACAATACTGTTTCCAATGACACGCGTCCTGTTCATAAGCCCTGCGGCAGCTCCAGAGGACGGCACAAAAGGCTGCGTGTCTTTCTCCATCTGCTCGGCTAAAACGTGCTCAGCGCGCGTACAAACCTTTGCAATGACAGTCCTTGCAGCGCCCATTCCATCGGTATGCACGGAAAACTTGATGCCCATTACGCGCCTCCGACTTCCCAGTGCTGCATATCGGGGCTACCGTAGTCCATCGCGTCGACCTTCGTCACTTTGTAGCAGTCATCGTGATACTGCACGACGGTCATATTGTCGGAGATAAACTCACCCTTAACAAACACCGTCTCGCCGCCATTGCCGTTATACGAGAGCGTCCATAGTCCGCTTCTGTCTGCGGCTTTGGCGAACTCCTGCGGTTTTGCGTAAGCCTTTGCAGCGCCCGTCTTACCGTCCACTGCTTCCACGGAGAACGGGATATACAAATTTACAGCGTCCGCGCTCTCAAGGCCGCTTTCGCGCACGTTCACGCCCTTCGACGCTTGCAGCATCACACCGCGCAGGATTGTGGTATAGACCTTTTCGACCTCATCAAGCGTTGTCTGGTCGATCTCCTGCACGACGTTGTAAAGCGTTACAGTGTGGGGAGCGTACATCTACAACCACCTCCGCGATACAGCAGCCCGGTATGTGCAAGGCATTCCATGCACGTTTCCGCAAGCAGCTTCTTTGCTCCGTCCGTTGCACTGAGCGCGGACAGGGCTGCTTCCCCGCCCGTCGCAAGCGTTCTGGAATAGCTGCCTACCGTTTCGCTTTTGATCTCCACGTCACCGGCGGCGGCGTTGGCAAGGTTTTTCTGCGCCAGCGCCTGCGCCGCCTCGATGACTGCATACTTATCTACCAGCGCGCAACAGCACATCTTTACCGCGTCCAGATCAGCGTTATCTTTTGCCCGGTTCTGCGTGTAGTAATCGAGGAAGGAGCTGGCCCGGACAGCCAGACGCGGAAAGTCATTTTCGCTCACGGCACCCATGTAAGTGCCGGAGTAGTATTCAAAGTCTGCGTAAGTCATCAGTGCCCTCCTTCCAAAACTGCGAGAATTTCAGCCTTTTTCATCGAACTGCTGACCCCTTCCACCCCGTTTTCATCGGCATACTCAAGCATTTCAGCTTTTGTCATGTTGGAGAAAGCCGGGGTGTCAGGGTCAGGCTCATTCAGCAGTTCAGTTAGCCCCCCACCGCCGGAGTGATGGAGCCGACCACCACGCCGTCGATACGCTCAGCGAAAAGAGCCATGCCGTTGATAACGGTGTCAGATGCGGTCATGTTGGTGTAATCGGGCTCCTCATGGATACCGATATAGCCGGTGGCATCGGTGGTGAAATCGAACACCTCGCCAAGATCAGCGCCGTTCACAGGGATGTAGTACAGGACAATGTTGTCCTTGGCGGTGGCGTAAATCTTGCCCTTGGGAACGCTGGAGTTGAGAATCACGGTGCCAAGGCCGAGGAAGTTCTCAACGTAAGTCATGCCGAACGCGGTCTGCAAGGTAATGTTTGCGCTTGCGAGGTAGTCAGCAACGTCCAGCGGGTTCAGAAAATACACCGCACCGATCTCGTCATCTTCAAACAGCACCTGCAGCTGGCCCCATGCCTGTGCCAAGGTTGCCTGGAAGGTCGCACCAGATGCCGTGCCCGTGCCGGTTGCGAGGAAGTCGAAAAAGTCTTTTCGGATACCCTTCTGGACGTCCTTGAGCATTTCGTCGGTAGTCATCTCTACTGCCTGATCGTAGCCGCGATCGGTGATTGCTTCGGCAGAGGTGGCTTTGCGCCACTTCTTAAGCGTGATCTCCTTGTAGTTCACGGCTTCGGTTTTGTACTTGCTAAGGGGGATGGTCTCACCCTCAGCAACAGCGCCGCTCTCCAGCGTGCCAGTGGCCTTGTAGCTCTTGAGCACAGTTCCAGCCTGCTTTGCGATCTTGCGGGTCACACCCAAGGCCTCCATCAGCTTTTTGATGGAATAGCCGAACATTTCGGTAAATTCAATTTCGCGCACACGCGCGAGGTCAGCTTTCTTAATGAGTTTAGGATCAGCAGCCATTTTTATTCTTCCTTTCTAAACAAATCCATATTTGCGGCGATTGCAGCGCGCCGCTCCGCTCTGTCATTGATTTGCATAATCTCGTCCTTTGTCATCGGTTTCCCGCCGCCGTTAAAGCGCGCGCCAGTGTCGAAGCGAACGGTCTGCTTGGAGACAAGCCCCTTGTAAGTGCCGTCTACGAGCGCATCAAGAGACTTGGTGTCCTTGATCTTTTCTCCGTCCAGCTCCAATGCGGCCATTTCTTCGCCGCAGCCGCGCATAGCAAGGTCGAGATTCGCGCCGGTGATGTTTTTGCTCTCAAAGTAAGCACGCACGGCCTTTTCCTTTGCCGCCTTGCTTTCCTTTGCCGTGACGCCGGATTTATAAGCTTCAAAGTCCGAGTGTTCCTTCTCGTACTTTTCCTTATAGCCGCCGTCACCCGCTGCCTTGAGGTCATCCAACTGCTTCTGGACGCTTGGCAGTATCTCCGCATCGGCCTTGTATCGGCTTACATCCGCTTTCAGACCGTCCACAGTGTCGGTATGCGCTTCGATGATGGTATCTACCTGCTCATCGGTAAGCCCCATACCCTTCAAAAGTTTTCGTGTAAGTGCCATTGTTCTATCTTCCTTTCCCTTGTCCGCAGTCCGTCGCGGCGATAGATTGTATAAAAACCGCTATACCTCGCGGGTTTTACCTGTTCTAAATTGCGTTCGCCATTTCCCACGCCTTGTGGATTTTCGGGCCTTGCCACGCGATCCAGTCGACAAGCTCCTCGTTTTTGCACCATGCCCCTTCAAAAGAAAGTCCGCTATCCGAAAGACCGCTTTCGTTGAAAAATGCGTGTACAATTTCATGCCGCAGCGTTTGCTTTTGAGACTCTTTTGCCGTTTCTACCGGCTCGTTTTCCCACCCCTTATAGGTTGTCATGTCGCAAATTACGATTTGCTTTAAAAGGTGGTCGCAATATCCGTCAATGCTCCTGCGCTCAAACGCCTCATCGTCGCTGTACTTTTTAACGACAATTTCGTAATCTGTGCCTAAAATGGTGACTTTGCTGTTAGCCATGCGTTCCCTCCTGAAAGGAAAAGAGCCAACCTGTAAGCGTTCCTTACAAGTTGGCTCCTATTGCCCTTTCCCACGCCCTATTGCGCGGAAGTGCTGTATTTGATTGTTTTCTTAACCTCTAAAACGATGTACCCGTCGCCTTTTCGGCGTATTTCAGCATCGTTTCCGCGCTTCAAAATTGCATCGATTGCCTTTTTGACTTCTTCCCAGTTCAATACAGCACCTTCGTTCTCTCCCGCTGCTCCGGCAACCCTGCCGCTGCGCTGAACGCTTTGTATTTGGCGTTTAACCGCCGCAGCCGTATGCTTGCAGACTGTTCCTCTTCGCGCAATCCTGCGGCCTTGTAAGCGGCTTTCTCGCGCTTTAGTTTGCGCACTTCTCGCTCAACGCGCCGTTGCATCTGCGTGGCTTCGTATGCGGTGTAGTTCTTCCCGTCGTACTCGCAGCCGAGATCATCATCAATATGGGCAAGCTGCTCATCAGTGTATGTGCGCTCACTTACGCCCTCAACCCAACTGAATCGCCTGTGGCGGCAGTTTGCTCCCTCAAGCCCATCGACATATCCCAGCCCGCAAACCTCGTAAATATTCGGGTAAATGTCGTTGCTGCGGGTGGAATAAACTTTTCCTTGCCAGTCCTTGTGCGATGACCACGGAGACGGCCCCAGCTTGTCTCGCGCCCCGGCATGGGCAGACACTTCAAAATACGGCGTGTTTAGATACTCGGCGGATTGTTCCGTGTACTTTGCGCAAATCTGATTCACGCCGGTCATCACCGCACGGCGGGCGGCTACGTCGATCTGATCTCGGTGGCCGCTCTCATAGTCAACGACTTTCACCCCGCTTTGGGCCAACTGTTGCACGGCTGTCTTGATTGCCTGATTATAGGAGATAGCGCCGCTCTGCACCTGCATCACTGCGTTGTCGAGCGCCCATTGGTACGCTTTTGCCGGTTCCAGCATCGTCCGCCCTGCGTCTACCAAAAACCCCATCGAAGCGGTGATGTTGCGGAACGCATCCTGCGTCTGCCGCCTGATTGCGTCAATGGCGGTTGCATCTACCAGCACGTCGGGATGTGTTACACGGGCAAGGTCTATGACCTCGGTGTAATACTTTTGGTTGCGATCTACCACATCGTCTATCAGCTCGTTTAGCTTTTTCTCGCTGATGCCGGTAGTCTGGCGTATGGCTTTCTCAATCTCTTTCGGATTGATGCCGTGCGACCGCAGCGCCTTGATGTCCTGCACTGTGACCTCGTTCAGCTCGTCCGCAACCTTGAGCCGGGAACATATCTCCATCAACAGCGTGTCCTCAAGTCCACGGTACAACTCCGCCAGCTCTTCGGGAAGGGCATCAAGTATTTCCGGCCGAAACGGATATTTCATTTGCTTTCCTCCGTTTCACGATTTCATCATAGTGCGGCTTCACCCGAATAACATTCCAGTCGCATTCTTCCGGCACTTTCCCGTAAAATATCACCCATTCCGGTGAAAGCCGTTTCATCATTTCCTCGTAGCCGCGAAGAAACAGCCGCTTGCTTTCCTTGTTCTGCTGTGTGCCCACCGAGGAAACCGCCACAACGCCGCCCTCCGGCTCGCCGTCAAAGCACCAATCATAGCTGCTTTTGTCGCTCCATGAGATAGTCGGATACACCGTGACCCCGTGTAGCTGCCAATATGCCGCCAGCCAGTGCTTGCGATAATGGTTATAGATCTGCATTGCAAGCGGCATATCTGTGTATGTGGAAAAATCCGGCGCGCATACCGCCGCAAACTGCGACAGTTTCGGAATGTACTTGACCGGCGTGTTCCAGTGCCTTACAAATTGATAATCGTCAATAAAGAAATGCACGATTTTATCTTCTGGGTTCTTTGCCGAAAGAAGATAGTTCCCCGGAACAAATTCCCCTTGTGGATACGCTTTGACCGGTTCGATCTGCGGAATATCGTACTTGCCCATGCCGGGGAATGTGAACTTGTCGAGATTTTCAAAGTTAATCATACCGGGCGCCATGTGCCGCTGCGCTTGTTAGCCCTGCGGTATTTCTTGCCGTTTACCGTAACTTCCAACGCGCCGGACTTTTGCGCTGTTACAAAGGCATTGGAAAACGCCTTGTTTTCTGCTGCTTTGCGGTTTTTACTGGACTGGTCACGCAATTTCCGCATGTAGCTATCCATTTCACCGCGCGCTCTTGCAGCTCTGTCTGCGGCGCTTCCTGTTTTCTGCGCCGTTGTCAGGCGCGCAGGCCCGCTTGCATAAGGATTGACTGCTCCTGCCGCCGTTTTGAGCGCCGTTGTTGCGAGAGTTGCCATCTGCCTTACTGCGTTCTTCTTTTCAGCGTCCGACAGCTCAAGCCCATTGATTTCAGCAGCGTTGCGCTCAAATGTGCGTCTGATAATATCGCCCATATCAGTGACAGACGCGGCGTTTGCTCGGTTAATATCCTGCTGTGACAAAAACCGAGCAAGGCTCATACCGCGCCCACGCCCAGATTCTCCGGCTCCAATGCCGCCACCGGCTCCACCTCTACCGCCCATTACTCTACCTCCGTTTCTTCTTCGGTCGTCATGTCCTGCATCTTCGGCAAAGCCGCCTTTGCGGTCGCCTCGTCCTCGTTAAACCAGCGCATACGAGCTTCCCAATCATTCATAATACCGTCAGAAAGCATCCGTTCCTCTTTGTTAAACTCGGCGTCTTTGTCCTCAATGATGCTGTCATCAAAGTCAATGGAGATTTCGACTTCCTCATCAAGTCCTGCGTCCATATAGCGATTGCCCATGCGAAGCAAAATGCGACACAGCCCCGTAATCGCTTGCTCGAGGATAATTTCATGCTTCCTAATCGTGCGGAACATGGTGCTATTCTCGCTAATGACCTGTGTAGCCGTGGCAATGCTTGTCTGATCAAATTTGTAATGATTCTCGCCAAAGCCGCATTTGCTCGACAATATGTTGAGCATATCTTGCATACCGGTGTTAAACTCTGCTGTACGCAGCGTCATATCGACCTGCTGCAAAATGTTTCCATCAGATGCGCGATCTTCCGGGAGAACGTAGTAAACCGTTTCGCGCTTATCAAAGACCGGCCTACCGTTGATGTCCTTGGTTGCTTCCGGCTGTACCACGATGCGCTTTTTCCCCAGCACAAACTCATTCACATAACTATCGTATGTAATATCAACGCTTTTGAGCTGGTCGATGGCGGAAGCGAACACTGCAACGCCCATAGGGTTATCTTCATCAGAGTTCGCAATGTTCAGGCGGTCGATGACAAACTGCGGCTTGGCGCTTCCTGTGTGGACAACAGGGGGGATTGCTTCAAATCCTCTCACGCTGGTTAATTGAACTTCCTCCGCATCGTACAGGTGGTTTTCAATGTCATATTCGCCGCCGCTCAGCCGATGCACCTGAATGTAGGTATATTCCGTATCATCAACTCGTTTTGTCCACGCGAAAGCGCACTCACGAATAATGCCATTGTCCCACGTCAGCGGGTAGATATTTGCAGCGGTTACATAGTTGATATGAATTCTTCCGGGGTTAGCGATCTCTGCTGTATCAGGGTCAACGCTCATATCCTCCATGATTGGAACATAAGCAACTGTACCAACAGCGGATTTCCGCTCCTGCAATTCATTGGATTTGACTTCCCAGTTATTATCGGCAAGAATCGCATCTACAAATTCCTGCTCCTTCTTGCCCTCAAGCGTGATATTCACGCGCTCGTTCATCAGCAGGTTTGCCCAGTCCTCGCAGACTTTCTTGCCCATGTTGACGGAATATCTGTGGCATTCCAGTTCTTCGATGCCATTCCACACCGTATAACTGTGGAAGTCTTTTACATCGCCGTCATACCATGATTTCCATACATCGATCAGGTCGTAGAATTTGCTATTGATCGTGTCAAAGCCCAATTCTTTAAGTGCTCTGCGAATGTTCACTGTTTCACCGTCCTCATGTGCCCTGCGCGCTCCAATTCCTTGTAGTACGGCTCAATGCTGTACTCAAATGCGTCAAGGCTGTCAATATCAGATGTTCCATCGTCAAGGCGCTCGTCCTCAAACTTATCAGGATCATAAATCGCAGTTTGCAGCGCATCAATCAGATGGGGGCAGTTGCGCGAAACCTTAAAACGCCCCTGCTTCATCAGCAGCACCACAATCCTGATCCTATCTGTGATTTGCAATTTCATTGCGTTCTTGACCTGCGTCCCGAGGTGCATTTTCTGCGCGGTATGATCTAACCCACGAATCAGCACCGTTTCCGCACTGTCTGCCCGCGTCTGGCTGTATCCGTACTTTGCCGTAACCATTTGGCAGAACGTGGCAAAGCGCCTATTCAATGCGTCAGGGTCAACCTCTTCGTTCTTGATGTATTCCTCTTCCAGTGCGACCACACGATAATCTTTTGTAATCCCGGTCGCCTGAAACTTTGTCGCAGACTTTGTCCCGCCGAAGTCAACACCAATGGAAATAACAGAGAATTTCGTTTCCTGTTCTTCCGCCCATTTCAAAGGGTCATCAATCAAATACTTTTCGGTGTTGTTGGCAAAGTCTTTGTAGACAACGCCCTCCGCCGCTACCCAAAGGCCGCGCACATACCGGTCATAGAAAATGCCAGCATACATGTTTTTGTAGCGCGCAAGCGTCTTCTCACTCAAACCGGGGTTGTCAGCCATTTCGAAGTGAAGATATAGTGTGTTCCGTTCGCGGTGTCGCTTAATCCACTCCTGATAGAACCAGTGATGCGGGCTGCCGGGGTTACAAGAGAACCACAGTTTTGCACCGTCCACAGAACATCGTGCAAGCGACTGTTCCACGAACGAGCGCGGCATTAGCACCACCTCGTCCAGCAGCACACCCGCCAGCGTGCGGCCTTGAATCAGCGTATAGCTGGCCTCATCCTTTCCGCCGAACACCTCAAAGTAATTCGTCACGGCGCCGCGCCGCACTTCCATCACCTTGTCACCACGCCGCCAGCGAATGATATATCGCTCTTTGGCAAGGCTCATCGCCGTAAACGGCACGATGATGTTCTTGGTACAGCTATCCACTGTGCGGCCACACACACCGAAGCGCTGACCGCTGAAATTCTCCATCGCCCAGTGGACAAATGACCACATCATGATAGAGGTCTTGCCAGAACGCACAGCGCCGTCGCAGATCAGCGCGTCATACTTGGAATAGGGGAAAGCGAGGATTTTTGCTTGCTTTGGGCTAATCATGTGGCATAAATACAACTACCATAGACGGAAATGGAGCAGAATTTTTACTTCCGCCAAATTTTAATCGTCCTCTAATAAACCGAATTTCCACATTGTTTCTTTTGTATATGTAATCGTGGAACCATTTTGTATCTGTTCTGGCAGGAAGTAGCATTACGACCGTAGACCCGCTAACGGATGCAAATAACGCTCGCCTCACCCATTGCCCGATGCCGCGCCCATATGGAGGATTGCACCACACGGTTCCTTTCCACGGATGTTCCAGTCCGTCTTGTTCCTCCGTATAGAACTTGTCGCATTTTGCATTTTCTGGAGTTGCACACACATCAAGTGTAAATTGAAATTCATTATTCAGTTTATCAAACAAATCTTGTGGCGTTTCCCATAAGTCTGTTTTACTGGAAAACATTAAATCTGTATTCATGTGTCACTCTCAAGCTCCTTTGCCATTTCCTTTAGGCTCTGACTGAGCGCGTCTTCCCTTCCCGTGTCGGCAGGGCTGCCGCCTATCATCGCCCACTTGTCAATCAGCGTTCCCATTGCCGTTGTGATCTGGCTGAGATTTGCCGCCGCCAGCTTTTCCGGGTCGTTGAGCATTTCAAGCCCCTTACCGATGAACGAACACACAAGGTCTTTGTGGTCATTCATGTACTCCATCACATCGGCGGTGTTCTCTTCCTTTTTTTGCTCGCACTTTTCCACAATGTCGGCATTCGCCCGCACAAGGTTCTTGACCGTCGTTGCGGACACGCCGTTGATTTTCGCTGTGGCGCAATAGTTGTTCGTCTGCACATAGTCCGCCAGTATTTTCTTTTTCTGCCGGTCTGTCAGACGCGCAGCCATTGTCACCACCTCAAATCAATTTTGCTACCAGCCCCCGCCCCTTGGCCTTACATAGCAGACTTTACCCGCCCCGAAGGGCAACAACGTGCCGCACTCTCAGGGCAGCGGCTCTCCTCTTTTGGCGCAGACAGCAGGGATTGAACCTGCATCGTCGCGAGCAATCCCGCCTTAATTGCCGCCGCTCTCCCAATTGAGCTATGTCTGCATATCGCGGGGGGCGGTGTGAAAAGATGAAAAGCACCGCGCCCCGCTATGGCGCAGGAGGTTTAACGCCATAAATGAGAGAACCGCAAAGGCTTTTACACCTCTGCGGCTCAATTCTCCCATAATTGCAATGCCCTGACTCACTTATAAGTGAGTTTTGCAAAATATTTTTATAAACTTTTTGGGTAGTCCGACCGCCCGAGCAGATAATCAATAGACACGCCAAAATAGTCAGCAATGCTTATCAGCGCGTCCATTGACGGTTTCTGCGTCCCCATCTCGTAGCGCTTGATTGTGTTGCGGTTCAGCCCGCACAGCTCAGATAACACGCAGCGTTTTAACTGATGGCGCTCGCGCAATCTCCGCAGCCGGTCAGGAAACGTGCTCATTCCTCACCCGCCTTGCGTCTCAACCTGTAGTTTTCCGTTTCCAGCTGATTAACCAAATCGTCACGAGACTTCAACTTCGCCCACAGCGCTTCAATCGTGATTTTCGCCTCGTCCAATGCTCGCAGTTGCCGGTCGATGTCCTTTTGATTCATCGCGCATATCCTTTCTGCAGTAAGGGCAAAAATTGCTCTCAGTGCTTGTTTTTAGTTTGCACGCTGGGCACATGAACCGAAACGCCCAATCTGGCCACGGCGTACCATCATCACCACGGGTAATAACGACCCACTTACTCACGGCTCAGCGTTCTCTTGGCCCATGCCCACAGGTTTCGCCACGGGTGGGCTTCTGCGTAATTTGCGCGCTGCTCGGCATTGTATCGTCTATTACGCATTACATTAAGGGCCTCTTGCTTAGAAGCGCACTCATCGTTCGCCCGCCCAAGCGCCGCCTCGGTATCAGCGAGCTTATTTCGCAGCGCATCCGCGTCCGCTTTCAGATTCGCGATTTCGTTCTCACGGTTGATGGCCTCGCCGTTCATCTGGCTGATCTGCTCAGTCAGAGCGGCGTTCTTTCGCTGCATCGCCGCCTTTAAATTCGCATATTCGGCAATCAGATCATTCTTCTCGTCGATACAGTTTTTCAGCTCGATGATCTCTGCTTCAAGCGCCGCAGTCTTCTCCTGCGCGTCCTCCACCATCTTCGCCATCTGGTCTTTGGTGTACTTCTTTACATTGATGCTCATAATTTGGCTCCTTTCATTCGTAGTTGTTCTTCCCGTCCCCGGTCGCTCACGATACTTGCAGTCCTTACACCGCGTCACCGGCGCAACATCAGCAGCGGGCGCAACGGCCAAGGCGTGTCGGATAAGCCTTTTGGCTGTCGCGACCGTAACGGCACATCGTTCGTCATTCGGGTCGTCCGGTCGAATCAGCGCAAGCACCGCTTTACACTCGATGTATTTAGTCATTGTCAGCCCTCCCATAAAACGCCTCCAAGTCATCCTGTGCCTTGTCAACAAAATCTAAGCAAGCCAAACATTCCGGTAACGGGGCATCCGTCATGGGGTCAATCCTACCGAGGCAGTAGATGCGGTCTTTTTCACCGTCGTTCCATTCGTGGGACGGGCGCCCGCGCTCACCCAGCGCACACTTAACAGTTGCCATTGTCGGCCCTCCTGTTCCACTTTTCGATGATAAATTTGGGTTCGCTATATACGCCACTTTCAAAATCACACTCTGGACAGTATATATAGCACTCTTCTGGGCTGTTGCCATCTACTGTTTCAAGTATTGCTTCTCCGCCGCAGAACGGGCAAGGTTTCAGGTCATACATCCTTCGTCGCTCCACATAGCACCAGCTCTGGGGCGGGCGGCGAAGCGGCAAAGCCCCATTGTTGCAGATACCGTTGTTGTTGCTATACATGGCGCAGGCCTCACAGGATAGGTCATTAGGGCAAGACCGCCGGAACTCCTTCAAGTCCCGCGGCTGGTCATAAATGCGCAAGTCGGAGATATGCCAGCCGTAAAGCGGTGTTCCGTGTCCATAATCCCATAGTGCTCCATTTTCAAGACAAGTCTGGAATACATAATCATCGTCAATGTCATAGATGCCATACGGATCGTTTGCCGGGACAAGTCTATCTATGCGATCGCAGGTAAATTCCCCGATGACTTTGCCATTACACCGACAAACGGTATTTGTGCGATAGTTGAGCTTGTCCAGTTCCCCGCAGGACACAGAAATGTAAGGGTGATCCATAGTGCAATAGATATAGCACTTGAACGGTGTTTGCAGCTTCGGTCGCGTTTTTCGTACCTCGATGGTTTTCTCACCATTGACGATCTTCTCGCACCACTTCGGGCGGATGCTCAGCATAACAGCCTTACTCATTTTTCATTGCCTCCAATGCCGCTTCCGCCGCCTCGCGGGTGAGGAATACGGTCTTGCCGAAGCCCTTTATCGATACTCCGTATTCCCTTCCGCGAGCGCCTATTGGCTCGATGCCAACAAAGCCAATCTCATTACCCAACCCGATCTGCTTAACCTCGCACTCGCTTATATGCTTGTCCGTGTCCAGTAAGGCAAACACCCGCTGGCCCACCTTGCACGGCAGCACCACCAGCCGCCCGTCCTTGTCAGCCTCGGCCAGCTCGCGCAAGCGATTAAAACTGCAAAGGCTTTCCAAATCAGCAAGACGCATCAGCTTCAGTGTGATCTCGTCCGCCTTATCTTTCGGCAGAACTTCTTCCGGCGCCCACCCGCTGTCCTCGTAGGCGGCGATCCGATCCTTGAGGCGATTGCGGCAGTACAGCGCGGTGCAGCTATCCATCGGCTTACCATGCTTACCCGTCCAATCCGCTTTACACTTCTGGCAGTCCATCATTGCCTGTCCATCGGTGTCGCGCTTCGTCAGTCGTTCCATTACTCCACCTCCTGCGGCCAGAACTCGCGGCGGCACTCGTAGCAAGTTATCGGAGCGGCATCTTTTTTCTTCGGGCACACGTTGTCTCCATAGACATCTGCTGGGCAGGCGTACAATACACTTTGACGATCAATCCTTGCACAAGGATAGTTGCCCAGAAACACGCTCTGCCGCGTCTTGACGGGATTCATCTTTACCCATTCCTCAACTTCGGCCACAACGTCCTCTGGCGAATCCGTCTCTCTGCCAACGCGTAGATAAATGAAACGATTCTTCGGCACTCCCTTTTCATCCATGCGTCTCAACTGCTTGATAAATTCAATAGCGTCCATAATTACCTCCCTAAAATTTGAAGCTCTCTTTGAGCTTGATTCCGTGTACCTCCGCCGTAAAATAGCTGCCCTCAAATGCGGCAGACTTCCAGCTAAATGGTTCGCCAATGTACATAGTCATTCCCCCCCAAATCTCAATTTTGTCACGGCAATGGGGAATTCTTCGATCTCGCTCGCCCAGCGTGCCGTTCCCTTGCCGTTGTGCCGCTCGAACACCAGCGGGAAGCCGCCTATTCCGTCAAACAGGCTTCCCATCATAACAGGGCGTAGATATTGCGCACTGATGCGCTTTGCCAGAAAGTCCCAGAATGGCAGGGCGATGGAGTTGCCCAGCGCCTTATAGCGCGGGCTGTCGCTTGGCTTGCGCAGTTTGCCCTTGCTGTCGCGCCACTCGCCGATGTCAGTCCATTGGTCGGGGAACCCTTGCAGCCGTTCGCACTCCATCGGGGTAAGGCGGCGCACGATCATGCCCGTTCTCACGGTGTTCTGCAAATTGTAGCTGACCCCGCCGTTTGATTTGGCCTGTAACGTTCCGTTTGTTTCGCCCCCCTCGCAAAAGTTCCGGCAGTCGACGCTTGCAATATATGCCGCCATATCTTCACGGCATGGGTCACTCGCCCTTGCTCTCAACGTAGGCGAGATTTCACTCGATACGACCAACATATCGTTGTAAGCGTCCTGCCCGTTGTAGCTACCGGCATGAGCGCCGGGTGAAAGCGTACCTGTCACCTCTTGGTACGTCAGCGGCACTTGGTTGCCGCCGGTGCCCATCCTTGCTTGCAAACTGGGAACGACCTCGCCACACTCGCGGATGACGTCACAAGCGTGTGTCATATCCAGTGCCACGACCGCGGGCTTGTTACCTCCGCACTCCGCACACAGAGTGGGGGCTTGCTCCTCGGCGTAGCCGATGCTTCGCGCTTGCTCGCTGTTGCCGAGCTTAAACCCGGCGCATACAACCGGCTGATTGTTCCCGCTCATGCCGGCCGCTGCGGTAAGTGTAAGTGATCGGTCGTCTGTCCGAAGTTCTGCGCCGCCCTGCTGTGTAGCCATGCATACGACAACATTAGATGGTCTCGATGGTCTGTTTTCTCCTTCTGCCCGCAATGTTTGAACGCCATTCTTCCAATATCCAACACCTGTTTCTCCGTAAGCATGTGCTATACTTTCGCCTGTTCTACCAGCACCGCTTTCAGAATCTCCGGTAAGTCTTTCCCGCGCCGCTCCGCTCTCCGTAAGATACACTGACACGCTTTTGCGCTCAAAGAGTATTTCGCCTGCGGTGTCTCCTCCAAAATCTGCGACAACCGAGATACGACGGCGACGTTGGGGGACTCCCCAGTGTTGCGCGTCATGCACTCGCCAAGCCACGCTCCATCGTCCTCCCACTTCATCGTGGTAGCCCCCCCAGGTGTTCCAACCCTTTTCAGGCACTTCAATATCGGGGGCTTCCGGTTCTGCGATGTGGATGATCTCTTCGAGGACTGCCGCGAAGTCTCTCCCTTTGTTGCTTGAGAATGCTCCGGGCACGTTTTCCCAGACCATAAACCGAGGTCTGACCATGTCACCTGTCCGTCCGTTCTTTCTGTCACGTTCTCTCATCTCCTTTACGATGCGGACCTGTTCCATGAACAATCCGCTTCTTGCGCCGGCCAATCCAGCACGTTTTCCTGCAATGCTCAAATCCTGACACGGTGAGCCGCCCGTGATAACGTCCACGGCCTCGATCTCCGCGCCGTTGATTTTCGTAATATCGCCAAGGTGCTTCATCTTCTTCCCTCGCATTCCGCCATTTCGCCAAGCCGAAACTGACTGATGCGGCGCACTTCGCGAACGTTTTTGAGCCGTTCGCCCAACTCTTTTTCTGTCAACATCTTTTCGCTCCCTCATTTCGTTCGTTGATAGCGCCTCGTCTTAAACTGCCGCGCGCCCCAATAGGCACCGCGTTCCTGCGTTTGGCGCGCTTCTTCTTCCTTCGCCTCGGTGTACTTGGCGATATCCGCCTGATAGTACGGGCAATCGCCGTGACAGCCTACGTGCCGCATTGGCGGCTTGCAGCTGTGGCAGTGTTCAAAGCTCATGGGCGCCCTCCACGCTGCGGATCGTCACCGCCGTAAACGGCTCACCGTCCGTGTAAATTTTCTGTCCGCAAACGCTGAACACGGCAGAATCGTCCTTGTAAGCGTAACCGTTAAGCGCGTCCAAAACCGCCTTGATGATGTTATCAATATCGCCGCGCTTGAGGTACGGGGTTAAATGTAGCTTTTGCCTTTTGCTCTTTGCCGTGCCGGATGGGATGGGGTAATAAGCATTGACCATCACGTCAAGAGCTTCTCCATCCTCAAACGGCTTTTCCCCGCACTTGAGCCATGCCGCGCGAATTTCTCCCTCGAAAATCTGCGTGCTTTTTGGAGTGTATGTCCCATGCCGCGTAACACGCGGTCTGCCCTTTGGTACAGGCCTTCCGTCCACGGTAAATAAAACTACTCGCTCCATGCGTCACCCTCCCATTCCGGCGCCAGCCGCTTCCCACGTTAGCTTGTGTTCTCTTGCATAACGCGATACGCTCGGCATGAATTCCTCCTGTTCGGCTATCCGCTCGATGTATGGCTTCATCCACGCCACCGAGACGTGCGGGGAAACTGCGCCCCTGATCTTTGCAAGCACTTGGCCGACCTTCGGGGGGAATCCCCTCGTATCCTCGGCAATCAGCGCATTCACTGCTTCCATCGCTTCGGTGGGGTCTTCATTGCCCAGCATGTCCGACCAGAGGGAAACCAGCTCTTCGGCTTCTGCGCGGGTCATCTTGGCATAGGCCTGCGGATATGCCTGTTTCAATCGCCCCAAAAGGCTAATCACGTCAGCTCTTTCCACGGTTCTTTTCCTCCTCCAGCATCTCAGCGAATACATCGCCGCCCGGCCGTGTCTGCGGTGCTTTATTGGCCCATCGTTCCCACTTCTCCGCATTTCTGCAAGCCGCTTTCCAGTCTTTCATGGGGGTCTTGCCGACCAACCACCCTTTTGACTCGTAAAAGTCGATGAACCCCTGTGGGTCTACGGGCGATTGGCGTTCAGCCACATAGGACTGAACCTCTGCGAGTGTGGGGGGCGTGAAGCGCTTCGCGCGAGAAATAACACTTTGTCCTTGTCCTTGTCCTTGTCCTTGTCCTTGTCCTTGTCCTTGTCCTTGTCCTTGGCTTTTTTTGGTTTCTAAAAAACCGCTTTGGTTTTTTTGGTTTTCCTTGGTTTCCAAAAAGCCGCTTGTTTTCGGCGGTCTGCCGCCCTTTTTGCCGTTCTCTCGGTAAACATTGGAGGCGGCTTCCTGCGCTTTTATGGACTCGTCAATATCCCGCTGAATTGCGGGCCAAATAAACCTTTCGGGGCCTTCAAACTGCGGCTGTTCTCCGTTTTTCCGGTAAGCGAGCATCGCCCGGACAATAGCTCCAATTGATTCGTCGTCATACTCGCGGAAATAGTCCTCGTAGCTTAGCCAGAGCTTGACATATTCTTTGCTCTCCGCCATGTCGTCACCGCCTTAAAACGGCAGCTCGCCGTCGTCCTCGCTGACCTCTGCAAAGCCGCCTGCGGTGCTCTCTGTGGCGTATTGCGATGCGGCGGTGTTATTACCATCCAAGCGCCTGTTGTCTGTGAAATACACGCTGTCAGCCTGCACCTCGTAGCTCCTGCGCTTGTTGCCGTTCTTGTCCGTCCAGTCACGCATCTGCAAGCGCCCCTCAACGCCGATCATGCGACCCTTATCGGCGTAGTTGCAGAGCACCTCCGCCGTGCCGCGCCATGCGACAACCTCGATCCAGTCTGTGCCGCCCTCTTTGCCGTTGCGATCAACGGCAAGAGGGAACGACACGACGGATACGCCGCTGTTCGTCTTTTTCAGCTCCAAGTTACGCCCGATGCGTCCCATCAGGCACACGCGATTCATGCTCACTGTGCGTCACCGTCGCTTTCGATGACCTCGCCGGTCGTCTCATCCACGGTGTAGTTGGCGTCAATGGTTTCCTCTTCCTGCGCATCTGCGGCGATCACGTCGGCAAGCTGTTTGCCCGCGTCGCGCGTCTGGTAGTCGATGGACATAACACCCCACTTGCCAATCAAAATGCGGTAGACAGTCTTGCGCGCCATGGCGTCCCAATCATCGCGCCAGCCTTTCCCCTGATATTCACCTTTGCGGAATTTCTTTTCATGTGCGGTGATGGCCTTGACGCTCATGTAAACAGTCTTTTCGGCCCCATTGATAAGGCGGTAATAACCGACGTATCCGATGACAGGAAGCGCCTCGCGCGCGTCCTCGTCCTCAACGAAATCAATGTCAACCTCTTCGGTCAGGCGGTTGTAACTTTTCAATTCGCCCTCGCGCACGTCCACGACGTTGATGGTCTTGTATGCGCCCGTGCGAAGTGCGAGCTGGTGCATACCTTTCCAGCCGAGAATGAATGTCGCTTCCATCTTTTTTGCGCCAATATCCTTCTTGTAGTTCTTGAATGGCACAATGTAGGCGTAGCCCAAACTCTGGTCGATGGGGAGGTCAAACATCGCCGCTTTCAGCGAGGACTGAATGACCGTCATCGGGGATTCGTAAAAGGCCTGCTGCAAATTTTTGTCTGCATTGACCATCGAAACGATGGACGAAATAAACTGCGGCGCGCGCTTGCCAAGCAGCTCGTCAAAGCGCTTGCGCATACCGTCGCGGTCAAGCATATCGTTCACCAACGCCGTGACGGATACCTGCTTCTGCTGCGGTGCTTTCTGCATCGCCTGCGCGTTCTGAATCAATCCTTCCTTCATCTTTCCATTTCCTCCTTCACCGCAAATTTGCGGAAATTTGTCGTTTTGTAGTAACTGCTCAAGTCCATTTCGGGGTGGTCTTTTGCAAATGCTTTTGCATCAAACGTCTGGCGGCTCTGCCCCTTCCAGTCGACCGTGTAGCGCCCACAGTAGCCGCGCTCGTTGTCGCCGAGGTCGTTCATCAGCTGCTGCTTGATGGTGTCCGCGCTCTTCTCGATGGCATTCTTGCGGCTCATCAGGTACTGATATTGCTCGATCAGGCTCTCGCGCCCGAACAGCTCAACCTCGTCGCCGCCGCCCTCGTAGATGCTCGTGATCGTCTCCGTCGTGCTCTCCATACCGTCCATCGGCGGCGGGCTGTCAGCCTCCACGTAGTCGTGCCAGAAGTCCGCGGCGCAGCGTTTCAGAGCCTCGATCTCTTCCGGGCTGACATATACGCTGCTCTCGCACCATTCCGGTGTGTCATCGGTGGGAGTTGTCGTAATCTGGTAGCAGTAAAAGCCCTTGCCCAGCACCAGCACCGCGAGATACCACCGCGCCCAGCCGGTCACGGCAAGATACGTCACGCACTGTGCATAGTAGCTCTCGGGGAAATCCCCGCCCTCGTAGCGCTTGAGGCTCAGCGCGCTCGCAGTCTTGCACTCAAGACCCGCGTTAAGTCCGACCACCTTTCGGTCAATGTTTGCATGCAGGTGTGGGCAGTCATTGCGGCGCATCAGGTAGTTCATCCGGCGCACCGGCATGCGGCTCACTTCTTCAAAGCGGCTCGCGACGTACTGCTCAAGGTCACGCCCCTGCCGCATCGCCTCGTTTTCCGGCTCTTCACCGATCCTGCCGGTCTTTTCCGCCCATACCGTGTATGGCGAGCGGTATTTGTTCAGCCCCAGCACCGCGCCCATGTCGCTGCCGCCGAGACTCTTCTTGCGCTCTTTAAGCCACTCCTTATGGCTCATCCTGAGCGTCGATATCGTCTGCATCTTCATCTTTCGTTACCTCGATGTATTCCGCCCCGCAGAAGGGGCAACATAGTATCGTTTGCGTCTCCACGCCGCGCTCACCGTCAAGATTTTCGCGCCGACGCATAACGTCCGGCTCGTCAAAAATGAGGTGGCAGCAAGTGCAGCGATAGATCATTGATTCCCCTCCAAATACGCCATTGCGCTCTGCACACCAAAGACGCGCGCTGCCTGATGGTCGTTGAAAAACACGTCGATGTGGTTCCCGTTCACGCCGCCGCCGCAGTCCTCCGAGACGTAGCTGTGCTGCGTACCGTCCGGCCAGATCAGCAGGACGTGCGTGCCGTAGGGAATCACCTTAGGGTCGACCGCGATTGTGCGTCCCTCGGTTGCCAGCGTGCCGGTCGCGGTGTAGCCATTTGCCCACTTGCCGCAGCAGCAGCGCCCGGGACAATAGGCCGTGAGCGTAAACTCGCCGAGGAAAACGTCGTTGCACACTGCGCTTTCAGTCGCGGGAATGTCCCACGCGGGATCATACTCCTCTACGATGGGGGCTTCTTCCGGTTCCGCATCGACCGCCTGCGCGCTGGTGGCGAGGATTGAGATCACGATCAAGAGGACCGTCGCCCCCAGACACGCCGCCGCGAACAGCGCCGATTCGTCCGCCTTGCGCTGTTCTCTCGTGCGCTTGTCATGCCGTCTCATCGTCTGCACCCCCTGTCGATAAACGGCAGCAGATCATACAGCACCTTGCACACCGCGCACGCGCCTATGACGGCAAGGCTCGTCGGGAAGTCGCAGCCGTTGAGCGCGATCACCGTAGCGGCGATGCTGCCGAAAAACAACGTGTCGATCATTTCGTGCCTCCGATCAACATGAGCTTTTCCGCGTCCGTAAATTGTAAAACTCGGTCAAGCTCCCATATTTCTTCTAACGTCCAGCGGGAACGCCCCGCCATCCTGTTACAGATTTGCGTTTCCGATAAGCCGATTTCCTCGCCCAGCTCCTTGCCGGTGCGAATCAACGCCCGTCCCATCGCGCCGCGCACGGCTCGCTCAAGGTCATTTCGCCGTCGCGTTAACTGTTGTGGCTTTAGCATCTTGCCTTTTCCTTTCTCGCGTGCTACAATAAGCACGGACACAATATCTTGTGGTGAGATTTGTCCGATTGCCCTGTTCGGCCTGCTACGCTGAACAGGGCTTTTCTTTACCCTGCAAGAAATTTTTCGATAAAATACTGCTGTCCCTTCCCGGTTACTTTCGTTGTCTTGCTCACAGTCACCGTGCCATCGGAATGCGTGATTGCCGTTTCTTTGACGGTGAAAAGGCCTAAATCCATTGACTTCTGCGTCGGCATATTGAAATCCAGACCCTTGCGGCGAATCAAATAACCATTTTCACGCATCCATCGGAACAGCCGATGCTGCCCGATATCCACGCCGTTTTGTTTCAGCAGCTTCGCCAGCTCGCCGACGAGGATTGAAGTCTTGCTTGCGCTGACTGCATCGGCGAAAAGCACCTTCGGCGCGTCGGCCTCGATCTTGCTTTCAAGTTTCTTGAGCTTGTCTCCTGCGATTTGCAGTGCGCGGGCCATGACTTTCTCCGGGCTGTTCCAGTCCTTTTCGATTTGAAGGAAATACTGGCGGGCCTGCCTGCCCTTTTCGTTGCGCTGGATCATGCAAATCTCTTTCGCCATGTCAATGGTGAGAACAGCATCTTGCCGAGGCTTTCCAGATAGTCCGTCTGCCCTATTACTCAAAAATGAGTAATAGTCTTCGCCCTCGGCAAAACCGTATTCGCACATACGAGGGAACCAGTCGTTAAACCTTGCGCCGACCTCTAAGAAGTCATGCAAGTCTCGCGCCGAAACCGCAGGGCGGTCATTGTTATAAGTGATTTTAATTAGTTCGTTCATGCGCCCACCTTATTGCCCTCTCTGATCTCGTCGGAACGCTTTCTCATTACCGACCATTTGCTTTGCTGATTTTCGGCAAATTTCTCAGCCCGAATTTGTTTTAAGGCTTTACAGACTGCATTCTTGATATCATCGGTCATATCAACCCCGCATGCAGAAAGCGCATCCAAAACAATTTCAACTTGACGTTTTCGCTTCATGCGCCCTCCTTGCCCGCTCTTGCGGTCTGCGCGGCTTCCGATGCTGCTCTGATTTCCGTTTCGGTCACGCCGTACAATCTGGTCAGCGGTCTAATGTACTTACTTGCGATACCATTTACACCGCGTTCCCAGTTCGACACTGCGGAAACTCTTACACGGAGTTTCTTTGCTACGTCTTCCTGCCGCAAACCGGCATTTTCTCGAATTGCTTTTAATTCCAAGCGTTCTCCCCTCCTTATAAAGTTCAGAACTTTATATTGACAAACGCAACCAACACCGCTATTATGTAAGTGTCAGCCAACAAAATATCGGTTATAAGTCCGCAAAACGGGAAATCCGTTGGGGGCTTGGTTTTTTGTTGCCTTAATTAAGTTCTGTAAGGCTATTATAGCCGATGTTTCATCGGCTGTCAATCGGTTATCCGGCGAAACATCGGATTTTACGCTTTGCACAATTTTTCCTTTCTCCTTTGTGAGGGTTTATCAATGGCGCTATTTGATAAGCAAATAAAAAAATACGTCGAAGAAAACTTTTCTGAAAAAGAAAAAGCACTCGCGGAAACTGAGCGCTCTGTCCAGCGGCATTTTGCTAAAAGCCGCGAATATAGAATCATGCTGCAAGATTATCAAAAAGAGTTGCGTGAGCGAGATAATTCCATTTCTGCAAGAGAAGAAGAACTATCTAAGCGAAAAAAAGATCTGGACGAGTTCGAGGCAACTCTAAAGGCTCGAGTAAAAGAAGATGTTATGCGAGAGGCAAAGGAGGAAAAGGCGGCGTTAAAATCAGATTCCGAAAAATTGCAGGAAGAAATTAAATTCTTGTCTGCGGAAAAAGCTGGTCTTATGGCCGCGGAATACAAGATTATCGACTGGGTTTCGAGAATGGAAAAGAAAGAAAGCGAAGTTTTTGACGAAATCCTTGCCGACGCAAACAAATTTCAAAAGTTCAAACTGTCTATTGATGGGTATGAGTTTGAAAGCTACGTTGCCGATCTGCTTATAAAAAACGGCTATGAGAAGGTCGAGGTAACAAAAAAGTCGCAGGATTTCGGAGCAGATATTCTTGCCGAGAAAACAGATGTGCGATATGCGTTTCAATGCAAATACTACTCAGGACAAGTTGGAATTGAAGCGGTGCAGCAAATTTACGCAGCAAAAGAGCATTACGATTCTCATGTTGCAGTTGTCGTTACAAACAGCGTGTATACAAAAGCCGCTAAGATTTTGGCAGAAGAATTAAACGTAGTCCTGTGGGACTGCGAAGACCTCACGGTTTTGTCACAAAACAAGGATATATAATTATGCCTAAGAAATTAGAGAGTGTAAGCCTTAACACAAGTTGCGTAAATTTAATTGTAAATTACTGTAAAAAAGCGGATATAAGCGAAGCGGCGTTTTCGAGAAAATTCAAGAAAAATAACGGTTGGGTAACTGACTTGCGCAGAAGCAAAAATTTGAATTTGCCGTCAAAAGAACTTGCTGTGCAAATGTGCTTAACGCTCAACGTCTCCCCCGATGACATCCTCCTGCACGAGGGAAAGACCCCGGAAGAAACCGAAAAGTGCTTAAAAGATATTGAGACGGTACGGAAGCTGGTCGAGGCCGAGTGGAAAAAAGAAGCCCCCGATCCGAAGATCGAGGGCTTGAGCGCAGCGCGGCAAAAACTATATGACGCTATTGCGAATTTGACCGATGAACAATGCACCAAACTTTTAGGTGTCGTGGAATGGGCAAAGGAAAATAAGTGACGTATGGAAAAGACCGCTTATAAAATTTTGAAAAAGCTATATAATTCTGAATCAATAAGTATAGACGAAATAAACCAGCTGACTAAAAAAGACGATTCCAAACCGATTGAACCTAACCAGCCTAACAAGTATGTTACTTATCTCAAAATGGATAAGATGGTAACGATATTTGACGAGGGTGGAACCGCAGACGGCGCGGGAGGAAGCGTTGATGCAACAGAATTTGTTCGCATCACTTTAGCCGGTCGGGATTATATCGAGAAACAGCGGAAAGAGCTTTTTATGTTCTGGATTCCTTACGCTATTACGACTGCCATTGCTGTAGCAGCGCTTCTCGGATAGATTCAACCTTTTCTGCTGTTAGCTCGCTCGGTTCATACTCCTTGCAAGGATTATCTTTCCCGCATCCAAGGATATAATATCCATTCCTAATGGTGTACCGTCCTACAACATACTTGCATCCAGCGCAAGCAAGGCTTTTGCACTGCGGGAGCGCAGCCTTATCAATAACGGCAGATCGGCGCGTCTTCTCTTGCTCTGCCGCAAGTTGTTCTCTGAGTTTGCGGTTTTCTTCCTCTAACTCTTTTCGTGTAACAAACATTCTAACCTCCTTAAAACAAATTCAGCCTGTGCATCTGTAAGGGTTAAAATTTCTGCTTTTAATCTATCTCTGATCGTTTCGTAATATATAGGCTGTCCCGTCGTATGTACCTGTTCATTCATCCGTTCCATCCTCCGTTCAAGTTCATGCTATAAAACAGGCGTTCTACCACACGACTTAATATAGCACTTTCGTTCTATTTTTGCAACTACAAGATATGGGGCGTTCTGGATGCTTACTACATAATTTAGGCCCCGCCGCCCTCTGCAACAAACGGCGGGGCCTTTTTGCAGCCAGCGGGAAGCGGTCGCCGCTGCTTGCTTTGACAATACTCCGCTTTACCTTGGCAATTCAACACCGAAACATTGCAATAAGACAGCGCTCGACACGGTTCGACAAGCCCTCATCTTGCAACTTCGCGGCGCGAAAATCGAAGAAATTAAGGTGGCGTAAATGAACATTCAAGAAGTGTGTAGAATCCGTAAAGAAGAATTGAAACTGACCTATCAAGACATTTCAGACGCTTCCGGCGTACCGCTGTCCACCGTGCAGAATTTCTTTTCCAAGTTTTCTAAAGCTCCGTCCATCTACACCGTCGCGCCGATCTGCAAATCGCTTGGAATATCGCTTGATGAAGTGTTCGAGATCTCCGAACACTTGACGCCAACAGAAGAAACCTTGCAAGCGCGGAATGATGAGTTGGAACGTCACGTTGACGCGAAAGCGGACATGATCGAGATCATGCGGCGTGGAGTGCGTATCCGCAACGGCGTGATTGCTATAATGTTTGTCATTATCGTTCTGCTGGCCGCGTGGTGCTTGTACATTGATTGGAGGGGGATTTAATGAAAATACCAAAAGCAAAACTACTACCATCTGGGAACTGGAATGTCAGCGTCATGGTTGACGGAAAGCGTGTGTCCGTCACAGCGCCTACCAAGCGGCAGGCGGAGAATGAAGCTGCCGCGTTGAAGTCCGGCGCAAAGTCTGCCGCTCGTGCGTCCGAGCGCACGGTCGGTGATGCTATCGACCGATATATTGACAGCAAGGACGCGATACTCTCCCCCTCCACCGTCAACGGGTACAGAAAACTCCGCAAGGTGGTTTTCCCGGAGCTGATGAGCGTTAAGTGCTCCGCGTTGACGCAGGATCGCGTGCAGCGTGCCGTGAATAAGATGGCACGGGAAAAGTCCCCTAAGTACGTCCGCAACGCTTACGGCTTATTTACGGCGGCAATATCGGAGGAATGCCCGGATAAAGTGTTCCGTGTATCTTTGCCGCAAAAGGAAGCGCCTAAAATCAAAATCCCTACCATGGACGAGATCAGAATTCTACACGAAGACTGCAAGGGCGCAGACTTTGAATTGCCTTTCCTGCTGGCCGTATGGCTCGGCCTCCGTACATCGGAGATCAGAGGTCTAACATGGGATTGTCTTGACGGTGATATCTTGACGATCAAGCAAGCAATGGTAGACGGCGAAGACGGTCCGCAGCTCAAGCAGCCTAAAACGTACAGCGGCAACAGAAAACTAAAAGTACCGCCGTATATTATGGGACTGCTTGACGAAACACCGCACACAGATGAGTATATTGCCCATGCAACAAGAAATGTCCTATATAAGCATCTGCAACGCGCGTGTGCCCGCTGCGGAGTTCAGCCGTTCCGCTTTCACGACCTCCGCCATGTAAACGCATCGGTTATGCTCCGGCTCAATGTCCCAGACAAATACGCAATGGAGCGCATGGGGCACTCTACAAACAATATGCTTAAAAACGTATATCAGCACACCATGGATGATAAAGCCGTAGCAGTGGCAAATGCCGTTGACGGCTTTTTTGAATCCGAATTTCATCTGTAATTTCATCTGCAATTCATCTGCAAAAACGCTGTTTTAAGCGCACTTAACTTGCAAATATCGCAAGTAATGCGTAAACAAGTAAGCCAGAAAACCCTTGCAAATACAAGAAAAACCCCGCAGCTGTTGAAACTGCGAGGTTTTTTCATTGGTGGAGGCGGCGGGAGTCGAACCCGCAACCGAATCCGCAAAAGCATTGATATTACAAGGTTTTTTGTAACTCATCTGCAATTCCATCTGCAATTTACTTTTCCAGTTTGCGCATGACGCTATTATAGACGCGCTCGTTTACAATTTTCAAACTGTCCATCAGCTCGTCCATGATCTCCCACGCCTTGTCCGGCGGAACATCTGCCACTGCGCGCAGAAAATCGCTGTCGCCGTATGTTTCGACGTTGACCGGCGCGGGCGCTGCAGAGTATGCCGTTGGCAAAGCTCTCTCCCTGATGCCGCTTTGCTGGTCACGGATAGCATACAGCACGGCAAGGCGCTCATAGTTTGTCCAGCTTGATTCTTCCGTTTCAAGGCGAGCTATCCAGCTCTTGACCTCGTTCTCGTCGACCATAGGGGCGCACCCCCTTTAGCCCTCAATCGTGTCCATGCAGCGCTGGATGGCTCTGCGGATGCTTTCATCGTCGGCGTTGTCCAACATTTCCTGCAACTGGCGTTTCATGTTGTCAATGCCGCCGTCACGGGAATAGTGTCCGCGCACATAATGCGTGCCGCGTCTCGCATTGGACATATCACGATCATAAGCGCCGCGCATACCCGACTGCCAGTCTCCGTCGCGGGAATATCGGCGAGAATAGTCTTCATCGCGGGAATAGCCGTCGTCCTCCATCATCTCAATCTTATCGATGTTCTTGATGGTGTCCGTCAGCTTGTGCGCAATTTCGAGATCGCCCGCGCCAAGCTCGCCCTTGCGTGCCAGCTCGTCGAGTTCGTCGCACAGCATATTGCGCAGATCATACATTGCTTTCTTGCTCATGTCCATTCTCCTTTCACGCGATTCTCTCAACCGTCAGATTCGAGTTAGCGAAGTTGACGTCCTGAGTGCTGGTGTTTTCCATTGCGACCGTCAAGCAGCAGCCTTTCGGAACGCAGACCTGTGCGGAAACATAAATGTTAAAGTAGTTTTCTACCGCCGCAGGCGTGACGGTAGCCGTTGCACTGGTCAGCGGTTCTCCGTTAATGGCAAGCGCCGCCGTGATGGCCTCGACCGTGCCTCCGGTGGGAATAGCGATGTTGCCGCCATAGGAGACCCTAAACAGGGCGCGATTTTGATTGGTGAGGCCGCGAAGCGTGACAATGCCTGCGCCCTGACGATGCACGATACAGGGCTTGCTATTGATCGCAGTTTCCGTCAGCGGGACGTTTTGCCCAGCAGCAACAGAAACAATAGCGGAATTACTATATTCAGCCATTTTTCTTCTCCTCCTTTTTCCAAGTAGTTGCCGCAAAAGGGGGAATGAAGCCGGATGCAAGTACATCTGTATAGCTTGGCTTGAAAAGAGCGTCCGCCTTATACAGCAGATCGGCATAGTTTGAGAGTTCGAACATGCTCATTTCGGACTTATCCATAGCGGCAAGATGGTCTACAAATTCTTGTTTCAGATCGTCAATCGTTTTCATGAGTTCAGTCCTTTCTAAAGGGGTCGATTTCGACCCGGTTAAAACACAGCGGCGGGGCTATTGCCCCGCCGCGTTTGTCGTTAGTATCGGCACGGGGCCGACCATTTTGTTGGCGTCAACAAAATCGTCAACAAAAAGCTATGCTATGCAGTTGTCAGCAGCCGCAGCCCTGATTGCAGCCGCACCCAGTATACTGATACGGGGCCGGAACGGAAAACGAAGGAACGGGACGCGGATTGTAATACGCGAACTGTGCGCTAACATAGTTGCGCATATCAAGCGTCTGAGCAGACTGAGAGGCCGCGAGGTCAGCAGCAAAAAGACGCTGGTTCTGTTCAGCAATCTTCGCATCCTTCGCAGCGATCTCCTGCGCGGTTAGACGCTGCTCAATGCTGCGGAAGCCGCAGTTCATGGCATCAATGATATCACGGGTATTCCCCTGAATCAGGTTGCGGGTCTCGCTCCCCTGTGTGGCGAGGTTGTAGTTGATCCCCTGAATCGCTTCGCGAAGATCGCAGCAGCAGCCGGACATCTGTGCCTGCAGGGCGCTAAACTGCTGCATAAATGCCATCTGCTGGTTACACCGGGCAACTTCTGCTTGCGAGAACCCGCTGGTCACGGTCTGCGTCACCCCGGCAAAGCCGTTGAGCATCCCGGTATTCATGGCGTAAAAGCCATCACAGATGCCTTGCTGGGTAATATCGCTCTTGCGCTCAATCGTGGACGCCGCGCTGTCAATCTGGCGCTGGAGAGTAGCAAAATCGCTGGCGAGGACGTAATTGTCCATAGCGCCACCGCCACCCCCCCAACCGTTATTGCCCCAGCCTCCGCACACGGCAAAGATCAGGAACAACACAATGAGCCAAACACCGTTGTCACCGCCCCAGCCGAAACCTCCACCGCTGTTAGTAGGCGAAACCGGCATGGTCAGCATGGGAGCGCCGCCATCGGAAAGAGACATAAAATCACTCCTTAAAAAAATTTATCAAATCGTGGCCGCGATATTGATTTTGCAAAAAGTTGAGCAAACACTTTGTTTAAATCTTGCTTAGACTTTGCTTATTGCATCAGGCTTTGAAACTGCTTCGCCATCTGCTGAAGCTGGTTGAGCTGCTGTTGGTTCAGCTTACCGCTTTGCAAGAGCTTTTCGACCTCCGCTTTGGGGTCACCATGAAAATTTGCCTTGAATTGCTGGAACTGCTGCATCATCTGCATAAAGCCGTTCCCGCCGCCGAGCGCACCGAAAAAGGGATTATTCATCGCCGCCGTCCTCCTTGCGCTTCTTCTTGCCCTTTATTTCGCCCACAAGCGCCGCCAGCGCGTCAAACTCCTTGCGGGTGACAAATTCCACGCCATTTTCCTGCGGAGTTGTACGGGGCGTTTCTGCGCGCTCTACAAGGTCGTAAATCTTGAGCGTCGGCTTGCCGCTTGCATCCGCTTGCTTGAGATACACAGTCGGCGCGGTAGAATCCCACAGCGCCACAGCAGAGTTCGGTGCGATGAGATAGCCCCTTGCCTCCTGCTCGCCGCTTACCCACTGCACGCCGCCCTGTGCGATGGGGTTCTGCTGCACTGGCTGCGACATAGGCTGCTGCATGGGCTGCATCTGTGGCTGCTGCATCTGCCGCATCTGCATGAGGTTATCCGGCATTGGTTGCGGATAATAGGGGTTGAAATAGGGATATGCCATGTTCATTCCTCCGTTTCTTTGACCCAGTAATAAAGCGGGATTTCGTTCTCGCTGTTCCAGCTGTCGTAAATTACACCATCCTGCACGCAGACAACATGACCAGAAAGCGCGAGAATATACGTCCCGCGCGGGTGATCGTCGGCAAACTTACCGACCGTGTAGCAGTCCGGGCAAGTGTCCGGTATGATATAACGACGATAGCCGAGCGATCGCAGATATGAGCCCCAACAAGCGTTTGCATTGGGAAGATCGCCGTCTAAGTACCCCTGTATGCACAGTGCTAAATAGACCTCGCCCCAGTCTTTCCCGGTCGCCTTGCAGATCGCGCGCACGGTGCAGTCCGACACGTTGCGTCCGTTTGGATTCGGGTTGAAATAGCTATACATGAAAAAGCTCCGCAAAATAAACGTAAGTGCGCAGTTCGTCAGGATCAGGAAACAGCGTCAAAATGTCCATCGCCATTTGCTCCGTAAAGCCCAAAGCTAAAAGTCGGTCATACATTTCGCGCACCTCCTTTTGTTGCCTCAATCATACCGTGGATCGCGCCCTGCAAATGGTCATCGTTTGGTCAATATTTGGTCAAAAAATACTTCAAAAGCCTTTTTAGGTAAAAAGAGAGCACCGATTAACCTCGGTGCTCTCTTTGCCCATCTGCTATTTTTTTGTATGCCCGCCTGCGGCAACGGTTGACCGCCTCCGGCGATAGGTGCAGCGCTGCACACACTTGCGCGTAGCTCTTGCGTCGCACGTCGCACTCGATAATGCACGCCGCCTCGTCCGCTGGCAGCTCAAAAGATAAAATATACGCCACAGCCCGCTTCGGGGCCATAGAGGATAATTGCGCGCGGATCGCTCGGTGCTGCTTGTCCATGCTATGCACCGGGGCTTGCAGAGCGCTCACGCGAGGGGAGACATTGCAGGCCTCCCGCCCGTTTTCCTTTCCGTGCCCGATTCGGGCACAATTATTTCATCGTCGCGAGCTTGCGAATCAGGTCACTGCCGTACTTGTACGCCGCGAGGTAGTCCATCGTCTTGTCCTCAAGGCCAGAGCGCTTTTTGAGCAGTTCACGGTAACTCGCCTCATACTTCGGGCGGTATGCGCCTACCACGAGCGACAGCTTGCGCTTACGGCGGTACACCCCGTCGCCGTTGGACTGGCTGCCAGCTGCGCCGCTTGACGTGTTGCCCTCGATGGCTATCACGTACTGCCCGCTTACGCTCTCGCAAATGCCCGTATGATCGGTCTTGACCTTCGTGTTGGGAAAGTCATAGATGAGCACGTCGCCCGGCTGATAGCCGGACGTGACCCACTGCCTGTGGGCCTTGGCGTAGTTCATCAGCTCGCCGCAACTTGCGGTCTTCCCGCCGCCGTAAAAGAGCTGCTTGTCCGCCTGCTGAAAGCACCACCACACGAACTGCATGCACCAGTACACGCCGTCCATGCCGTAGGATTTGCCGTACTTCTGGCGGTTGCCCGGCTGCTCCACCGTACCGATCTCCTTGCGCGCGATGGCAAGGATGTCTTCTGCTCTCGCCATGCTTACGCCCCCTTGTCGATCACGTCCTGTGCCTTCTGGCTCTGCGTGCCGAAGTAGAACGCGATGATGACCGCATAGATCGTCATAAAGTCCTGCGAGATGTTGCCCGTGACGGCCATGTACGCAAATACTCCCGTCAGCACCAGCGTCACGATGCTCTTGACGCTCATCAGGTTTGCCATTCTCTTGCGAATCAGTTCCATGTTATTCGTCCTTTCCTTTGATTTTGATTCCCGCCAGCAGCGCCAGTTCTGCCGTCCACGCAGCGAACCACGCGACGGTCAGACTGTCCGGCACTACCTTGTCATGCGCGGTCAATACGAGAACCGCAATGCAGTACCAGCAGAGGTTGAGCACTGCCGCGATGACGTACTTGTCCCGCTTTCTCAGTTTCTTCATAAGCCCCCCCCCGACAGCAGCCACGCGATAAACGCGCCCGCCAGCGCTGCGAGAGCCTTGTCGACCAGACTGTCCCACCGTTTCCCAGCCTTGCCCGTGATGGCTTTCACGTCCTCTTTGATTTCTTTGACGTCGCCCTCAACGGTTTCCTGCTTGGTCGCCAGCACTTCGACCGACGTTGCCAGCCTGTCAAGCGCCGTTTGGTGCTCCTGCAACTCGTTGATGCGGTGCGTATTGCTCTTGCATCGGCTTTCGATCAACGCGATCTCTGCGTCATCGTAGTGCTTTGCATTATCCATATCCCGCTCCCTTTCTGCGGCCTTAGACCGCCGTGAAATAATTCCCCACCAACTCGTGCGGCAAATACTGCAAGACGATCTTCCCGCCCGCGGCCTCACCAATACGCTCACACAGGTACAGCTTAGTGTCCTCGGGGTCTTTGTAGTAGAGACCATAAGTGTACTCCATACCACGAGCGGCCGGAATCGGGTCATCTTGAGTACCAGCATGCTCGAGGTCAATGATAGTCCACATTGCGGGAGTGCTGTGCGGAGGCCAGTCGGCCTGAGTAGTGTGACCCTGACCTTTGTTGACGCGGTAGACGTGCAGCACGCCGTTATCGTCCATATCGCTGCGGCGGTCGCCGGGCTTGACGGTCTCGCCGATGTGATCCGCCCAGCGCGGGAACAGCTCGGGCGACTTCGCCGCCTCGCCGTCAGAGAGCGACGCACTGGCCTGCTCGATGACCGGTCGCAGCGCTGCGGCGCGCTGCGGCGTGATGCTCTGGCCGACCAGCGCCGTGACGGTCGCCTCTGAAAGCTCGGATTCCGTGGGCTTGCCCATCTTAATGCTGACCGTGCCGTCGCGGTGGTCAGTTATGTCGCCAGCGATGCTGTATTCGCTGTTGTCGTACTCGTTGACGACCTCTTTGGTCTCGCCCGTGGGCTTCCCTTGCTCGTCCAGCACGTCCACCGTTTCGCGCTGTACGATGCTCCACGGCGTGTTGTCAGGTAGTAGCGCCGCCGCCTCCGCGTAGGGCATGGTGAGGTGCACCGTCTGCGTCTCGCGCATATCCCAGTTGCGGTCTTTGTAGTTGTAGATCAGCGTCGCAGGGTACTCCTGCCCGCCAACTTTGATAAATTCTGCCATGCTTGGCCTCCTTTACACAATGGTGTTGGATTCATCCAAATAGTAGGTGGTGTTGATTTCCGGCGTTCCTTTGAATGTGCCTCCTGTATTGGCAAACATATTATTAAGCGCACTTGAAGCTGTTGTCCCGGTTCCGCTTTTTGGGATGCGGTACGACTTGGTATATGTTCCGGACGCCGTGGTAGATAGTTTGATTTTTATACAGCCATAAAACATGGAGGAGTAGCAGTAGTTCGCCAGTGTAGTTGCGGGCAGCGACGGCGCTGTTGTAAGGCTTGTACAATTTTGGAACATGTAGCGGTAGCAGTTGGTCGCCAGCGTGGTTGCGGGCAGCGACGGCGCTGTTGTAAGGCTCGTACAACCATAAAACATGGAGTTGTAGCAGTAGTTCGCCAGTGTAGTTGCGGGCAGCGACGGTGCTGCCGTAAGGCTCGTACAGCCATAAAACATGGAGGAGTA